AATGAAGCTCTGTGGGGTGTAGGTCTCCTGACCAGATGGCAGGGTGAGGCTCGTGACGACTCGCCGTAGACACTTCGTGTCCTGCGCGACGCGATTGCGCGCCTCGTTGATGTAGTCGGTCAGCTCCGCGTCAGGCCAAAACGCTCCGTTGGCGTCGTGCAGCAGGCGCCGGCACTGCGTGATGTAGGTGTTGAGGGCGCCCACATCAGATGCGTTCGCCGATCACGGGCTCATCGATTTCGGGATCGGCGAGCGGGTCTTCGGGGGCCGGCGGCGGGAGGAGTGTCCCGGCCGCCGCCCCCTCAGAGCCACCAACCCCGAGGGGGCCCACGCGGCTAGTCTTGTTTCTCGGCACGAGCTCGATGACGTTCGGCAGTTCCTCGAAACTGATCTTGCTCAGCCGTTTCATGGCATCCTTTTTGTCGTGCCACCCGAGCCGCAGGAATGCCGCGGCCCGAGATTGATCCGTTCCGCCGAACCCGAAAATGTGGTGAGCGGCCACGAGTGGCATGTCCACGGCGTCGCCGATCCGAAACATGTAATCGACGGACGCATAGCGGCCTTCGATCACCTCGTCTCCGTCATTGGTGACACGGACGAAGTCGTTCGAGTTGAGCAGCGCCGGATTCGTCATGTCGGCCCTCTTCGATTACTGAACGACGCTGATGTTCGACGTCGCGGTCGTCCCGTTCGCCCAAATGGCGAGCCAGGGAGGCGCGCCCCACACAAACCCCTTGCCGCTCGCCGCGATGATGTCGCGCCATGTCGGCGCCACGGCGGGCGTCGTGCCGCCGGGGAGCGCGGCGGTCGTGTACGGGTCGAGGATCACCGCATCCTGAGCCGGGTTGTAGCGCACCGCTGCATTCGCCGCGAGCGAGGCGAAGATAGCAGCGCCGCCGAGATTCGGCAGCGGGTAGGTGCCCGCAGTGGCCGGCGTTTGCACCGGGCCGTTTTGGAACGCCGAGCCGATGCCCGCGGTGAATGGCGGGAAGAAGATCGGAATCCCGGTCAGCGACGTCACAGTGGCCGCGGTGATCGTCGTGTAGATCGTGATCGCGGTCGTGCTCGGAATCGTCAGGATGCGGAAAATGTTCCCGACGAGAACGCCCGTGCCCGTGATGCCCGACGTCGAGCCGCCGAACGTGATGAAGTAGTTCGGCGGTACGCCCGCGGCCGGGGACAGCGTGAGGCCGTGCGCCGCGTTGAACGTGATCGTGCCGATGTTGTTCGACGCGGCGAAAGTAGCGCCGGCGCCGGCGGGAATGACGAACTGCGCGATCGAGAGCTCGCTCTGCAGGTCGAGGCCGGTGACTGGGAGACGAGTATCCATTGAGATGACCCCTTACAGAGTAACGGCGCCGGTCACAGCAAACCGGCCGCTGGTCTTGGGCTTCGTCAGCACCAACTCGCAGAGCGTGAGTACCGCGCCGATGTACCCGAGCTGATAGTTGCTCAGCAGGGACTCGAACCCGGTGAATGAGAACGACGCCATCTCGTGAACGTACAAGTTCATGTAGTTCGAGTTCATGAGATAGACGAGGTTCTCGGGACAGTACGGGTCGGCGTAGATCGGAACGCCTGCGACGTCGAGCGCGCGGAATGCCGAGCGCGGGCGATCCGCGTCGGAGTCGAACCCCTGGCCCGGCTGGATCTGGTAGCTCTCGGCGCCGATGAAGTCCTGCGCGAGCTTGACCCATGTGCCGAAACCGCACACGCCGAACGTCGGCATCTCGCCGCCGTTCTTGTTGACCGACGCGATCGCCGTCAGCATGTTCAGGCGCGTCGGGGCCGCGGCGAGGTTCAGCACCTTCGCCTGCCACCACGTGTTGGCTGTGCGGTTGATGCCGCCGTAGGTGACAAGGTTCGTGCCGTCGTCGATCGCGCCCGGCAGGCCGATTAACTGCTGATTGTTCGTCGAGTTGTTGTAGCCCGCCTGCGAGAGCGCATCGACGGCGCTGTTCGTCGCGTCGTTCATGCGCGCTTCGATGAGCGGCACCACCGCATGATCGAGCTGCACCGCGCCCTCGAGGCCGAGGAACGGGACCGGCGTGATGATCGCTTTCAGGTTGAACTCTGAGAGCGAGGCGCCCTGCTGAGCCGCAGGCTGCGCGAACGAACCCGAGTAGTCCGTCCACTGCGAGTTGACGAACGGCGCGCCCTGTACCGGAACTGATACAGAAGAGACGCCGCCCGTTGCCATCTGCGAGTTCGCGAGGAACGCCGCGAGCAGCGGGCTCGTGTTGTAGATTTGCACGATCATCTTCGGGATGAACGCGCGCCGCGTAACCGCCGTCAGTTCGGCTGCGATTGCGCCCGATGGGATGATGCCTGTACCAAGCTGTGGCACGGTTTTTCTCCAGCCGACACTCTAACCTCGCAGATACGGCTCTGCGCGTGCCGGCCCCCTAGTTGTTCGTGCCCCCAGCCTAAGTGTGCGCCGCCCGATTCTTGCGAAAACCGTTCAGCACGGCGTACGCGGTGCGCGTCGCGAACCCCTTCGGGTCCTTCCACAAGTCAGAACCGCCCTCGCTGCCCGTGGGAAGCGTCAGCGGTGTCAAGTCGTCCGGTGTGGGCGCAGCTGCTTGCGCGCGCGCCTCAAGAATCTCGACGGCGAGATCGTAGTTCGCGATCCCGTTTTCTGTCATGACCTTCTCGACTGCCGCCGGGTCGAGATTGCGCTCGCGGAGTTTCGCGTGCGCGGCATTACGTGCCGCCTCGAACTTGTCTTTGCGGATTTGCTCCTGAAGCTCCCTTATCTCGCTGGACGACTTCTCGCGTTCCTTGTTGATGCGGTCCTCCATGTCGAGGTCCGAGAACTGCAGCTCGGGTTTCAACTTCTTCGCGAGTCGGCGAGTCTGCTTACTCGTCTCGGGATCCGAGAGCAGCAACTGCACGAGGTTCAACTGCGCGCGTTGCTCCGGTGTGAGGTCTTCGAGTCCGGCCATGGTGCCCCCGTGGTCTTGTCAGGTCAGACGATCGGCTCGTTACGCGTGCTCGCGCCCGGCTTCACGATGTTGAGCGCGTTGCGACGCACGGCTTTGCCTTTGCTCGAGAGGCCGCCGAGTTCCGCGAACCGCGGAGGGTTGACGATGTTGCCGTTCTGCTGCTCATTCGAGATCGGGTCACGAATCGAGAGAGAGCCAGCGGGGCGAAAAAGTCCGGTCGACATGGTTCGTGTCCTCGGTTAGCCGGGCGGCGCGCCCGGCGGGGGTTGCGGAGGCCCACCCGGCCCGGCGCCGGGTCCTGCTGCGCCAGGTCCGGCCAGCGCTTGCTGGATGATGCCAAGCTCGGCGGGCATCATCTTTTCGCTCTCGTCCTCTTCCTTGCCGAACTTCTTCGAGAGCTTCGTGATCGCAGAGAGCACGGCGTCGTACTCATCGCTGTTCGGTTCGAGGTCCATCAGCGCGCGCGTGAGCAACTTCGTCGCCGCGAGCACGGTGACTTTCGCGCCAGCAATCTGACCCGCGGGTTTCTGCGGCGTCATCATCGGCGCAGCACCCGGCGCGCCATCAACGGGCGAGCCTTCTTGAGGCATGGGAGCGCCGCCGGCTGGCGCGCCGCCGGGCGGTTGCATCACTTCTGCAGGGACGGACATTGGCCGCGAATGTGCGCGAGATGCGACAGAACTGTCAAGTTTGCAATGAAGACCGGCCGGGTTGCAGTCCCCGGCCGAGCCTTACTCGGTAGTCGATTTACCGGCGACCGCGCCGGCCACGACGCTTGCGGCGTGCCATGGTGCTTCTCCTGAGTTGAGCCGCCCCCTTGCCGTCGCACTACGTATTTCTACGCGTGCGTTGTGGCGCTCAACGCCGAGCGCCGTCGATGGTCACCTGCGCATCTTGCGCCGACTGCGACCGTACTTGCGAGCCATTTCACCCTGCCTTTTGCTGGCGGCCCTTGATCTCTGCCACCTTGAGCGCTTGCTCTTTCGCTGCTGCCGCAGCTTCAGCCGGCTCGATCTTAGTCTTCAATTTCTGCTTGAGCAAATCACGCTTCGGTAGCGCAATCTGATCTAGCAACTCCTCGCGATCGATGGCCTTGCGATCGAACAGCGCCATCGCCTTCTCTTCTGTCTCTTCGTTGAAGATAGGCGAACTGCTATGTGCGTCGATCACCGCCATGAAGTCATCCGTGAACTGCGAGAGAAAGAACTCTTCGCCCGGCTCGTTGCCGACGGACTCCGCGCGATATGTGCGGTCATCGTAGCGGCGCATCACCTTGAGAAAGAGTGTCGCCTGTGCCGAGAGAGAATCTTCGATCAACATCGAGCGATCTTTCGCGCGCGAGGCGCCGAGCTTCGAGAGCTGCGCCGCGTGTCCGGCGCTACGTACGCCTGTCTCGCCCTTGCCAGCGTTGACGGCCGAGATGCCTGACATCTCGCCAAACATCTCGTCTATCTCGCGCACCTCGCGAAAAAGATCCTCGGGAATGGTCGGCTGGTGCACCTCGACGGCAGAGGTGGGGTCGTCCGAGATGACGAGACCGTTCGGCGCATCGAGCGCGGCGGCAATCTCGTCCTGCGATCCGTTCAGCATCTTCGCAGTTTTCGGCGCGCGCGCTTGCAACTTCATGAGGTGGCGCACATCCATGATGCGCTCGTTGCGCATAAGCTGGAGCGGAATCAGACGCTCGACCTCGGCATAGCCATAG